CCACATATCTTTTTGCTTCTCTAGCAAAAGTTAATGGGTACTTATGAATAGCTGGTGTACATAGCATCCAGATTCTGCCATCTTCCTGTACTCCGGCTACTCCGGCTAAATCGCCATTGGGAACTGTGAAATACACGCTGTCACCTACTTCGGTACAACGAGGTATTGCCACAACAGGATCATGTCCATGACCCTCTTCTACTTCCCTACGGTCATCTGGTAAAAGATTAGAAGCTACAGTTAAAGCAGCTTCCATCGTGACTGGGTGAATAAATTTAGACACGTTTATAAAATGCGTTTGAATAGTCTCCTTCCCATGCCAATGAATAAAGTGTGGCTGGTGTAGGTTTACTAGATTTAAGTATTAATGTGTAATTTTTATTTCTCTCATATATAGGTACAGTCACTTCTTGTTCTGTATCTATTGCTAACTTGTTTGCATTGTACTGATCAGCAAAAGTTGATTCATGTGTTTCATCATAATCAGTTTTACCTAGTCTTTTAACTTTAGTATCGTATGCACCTAATGGACCAAAGTTTAATTTAACTCTGTGTATAACTAAGTTACTTTGTACATCAGATACAAATTTATCTCCTGATTGTTGGGTTACATAAAATTTAGGAAACTCAACTTCCATCTCATATAAGTAACCGATGAGAAATGTTTGACCTGACCAGTTACCAGTAATTTCTAAATTAGATCCATTAACTGTAATTGGTGTATAACTTCCCAAGTCATTACCAGCATCAATGTCATAAGCTACTAACTGATTAGTACCAGCAAAGCCATTTGGTTTTGCAAATGTTGTTTTATTAGTTGATGAATCATAAGTATTACCAGCTGTAGTAACTGAAGATATATTGTCTAAATAAACTCTATAAATTTTACTGTCATTAGTAATGGTTTCTGTAGATTCTCCACTTAGTTTCAAGTTAAACTTTTGCATTACATCAGTAGTACCATTACGTACAACTGCATAAACAGCATCATCTAACATACATATATGTTGTATATTTCCAGATAATTCCCATGTAATCCAAGACTGCATTATACGTTTTTCTCCAGCAGTAAAGTATCTAAATCCATAGAGACTTGTACCACCTTTCTCAGCAAATACAATAAATGAGTTTTCTCTACTGTTAGCTATGAGGTTTATATCTTTTGGAAATAGTTTACTTATTACTTTGCTTTGTTCAATTATTACTGGTTCACCTTCTCGTAGCACACTAGCCATCTCAAACATTCTGGTAAACTTACCAGCGTTATCTAGAAAAGCTATGGTTGTACCAAGGGATACTGGGTTTGTTTTAAAGTTAAAGTTGTAAGTAGATAATGCATTTATCTTCGCAGTTAGTGGACTTAGTACATCACTGTCAGTAGTCAACATAAACTGTTGATTTTTAGTAAATAGAACTAATCCTGTATTGACTTGTATTCCATCAAATACAACTGCTGGATATTCTGAACTACAAGATAAATCAATAGGATCTTCAGCTGAAGCAGCAACAGCAGACTTCGGCCAGAAATTAAAAAAGTCTCCCGGACGAGACATGATTACATTTTCATCACTTAGAAATACCAGTCGGTTTCTAAAGAAAAGCATCTTGTTTATTGTTCTAGATGCAGTAACTGTATCCTCATCTTGTCCTGATACTGTGGATATAAAACTAGGCTTAGGTGCAGTAAACTGATCTCCTACGCCACAATCTTCATAATCAACTTGACTTAACGTAAACAGTGTTGCACTTGTCCTGACCAATTGGATTGGCATAGTGCTTTTGTCAAATGCAATTCTTCTTTGTGGTTTATTACATTCTTCCCAAACACCATCTCCACTTAAATTATTACTAGCTATAAATTTGACGTAGTAATCATCTTCATCATTAGCACTATTTCTAACCTTAACTACATAACCATGTTTACATTGCTTAGGTAAGTCAGCTACATCTTGTACTTCATCAGTTAAAACATTTAGTAATTCACTTACTGGTGTAGAAATATTGAAAGCTGCATCAGTGCGTTTGATATATAGTCCATTACCAATTTGCTCTACTGTAAATCCAGTTGAACCACTATCGACTGCTGAATTATTATGATCTAAAATTTCTGTTTTTAAATTAGCAAGAATACTATCAGCTGATACTGTAGTTTCAGCATCAAAGGGTGTTGGTTTAGGACGTGCTAAACATAAGTTTGCAGGGATATTTGTTTCACTTGCTTCTTCAACTGTAATGACATAATCTGAATTTTGTTGACAATTGGTCATTCTGACAGTTGTTGTATCATTTTGTTGCCAACCTAGACCACCGTAAAGCATATCTAGTTTTACCGTATATCTACATTTATAAGTAGGATTACTTCCTCCTAAAGTAGTAGGTTGACCAGTCGTAGTTATCCTAAAATAAAGATGTTTTTTACTACCGTCAGCTACTTCAAAAAGTTGAGTCCCAACGCTGTCACATTCTCCTCCTGTATCTACATTAAAACCAGTTTGACCTAACGTATAACTAATACCTAATCTTGTTGCCGACCTTAGTTGAACTAAATTATTAGTAGCAGTGCTGTTATAAATATCTACTCCATATTGACTTGCATATTTAACTTGCTTAAGTTCAATAAATGCTTCAAATGGTTTTGTAGGTGCTACATCACTTGCACCAGTAAGCATTGCAGTCGGCTTAGTTCTGTTGTTTATAAAGGTAAAGTCATTAAGAGTTAGTGTCTGTATATCATCGTCATCTGTGTGTTGTAGGTAAGTAGTTATTGCAGTTGTATCGCCAACAACATCCATCTCTGCTCCATTACTACACTTCCACATTCTTACTTTGCCATCATCAGCATGACCATTGCGTCTAATTACTTGTCCTATATATTGTTCATCTTCATCTCTGTAATAGCTAAACCATTTACCAGTAGTGTATGAGTTCTTAGTTCCATTTGATAATGATGCAACTAATTGACTACCCGGACGTTTTTGTAATCCATGAGTTACATCAGGAAATACATTCTTTGCTGTAACAACTTGACCGGGAATTTTTAATTCGTCAGGCTGTTGAGAAATACCACCATTAACCGAATTTATTTTTTGTGTGATACTTGTCATTAGCGTTGTAGTGCTTTGTAAGGTTGATAAGCTCTATAAGATTGGTTATGTCCAAATCCAAAGTAAGAATGATCTCCCTGATTACATTCATATTCCATACAACCAGCTCTGTTCATAGCTTCTTGTTGTTGTAATAGTTGTGCAAGTTGTGGGTTATTTACTAACTGTGTAGCAGCTCTTACTGATGCTCTGGATATAATGTATCTTCTAAATACTTGAGGTAATTGTAGGAAAGGATATAAATAAACAACATCTAAATAAAGGTCAGCATCATACTCAAAGGTTTGATTAACTTTGTCCCATAAGTAAGCAGTTGTACCACTAAATTTTCTAATGATATCTTGACTTCTATATACCTGTCCTTCAGTTACATCGTATCTCAAGACATTATCTTCTATAGGAATGTACTTAAGAGGAGCACCTGTGTTAGGACTTTTCTTTATATTAGTTTCTGTATTAAATACCCAGCCTTCATTCTGTACATCTTTGTTTACTTCAGTAAGAATGTTATAGATAAACTTTACTTCTGGGTTTGTAAAATTTAAGGCAGTACCTGTTTGTTCACTCTGACCGATAGCTCCCAGTATTGAGTTCACTGCGGATAGTTCTGTATCGGTGTCAATTGTTGTGGGAGTTGTCATAGATAAAAAAAGGGAGCCGAAGCTCCCGTATAAATGTATAAATTATGAGATAGCACTATTACCAGCAGTTGCTCCCGCGAATAATTCAACGCAAGCAGCTGGGTTTAGATAATCTGTTCCCATAGCTAGTCTTCCAAGGATTACATCACCTTGATAGATTACGGATATGTCTCCGTTTGTTGTTTGAACCTGTGGTCCAATTGCTTCTACTACAGCAGCAGCTTCCTTCTGGAATATTAATCCACAAGATTTACTGAAGTCAGTTGCAACACCATACTGTCCATCAGTCTGATTACCATCGTCAGCAGATTCAATTGCTTTACCAACGAAGTCACCTACGTTTCCGGGAGATGTTACACCGGGGTTTGTAGCTGAACCAGAGCCATACTTAGTACCATAGTTACTAAAGAATGGTATGTTCATTGACTTGTAGATCTTAATGCCAGCTATTTCAATAACGCCTTGTCCACCTTGTAGTGCATTACCTTGAACGTCACGGTTTACTAAACCTGTTGAAACAACAGCAGATCCATTACCAGAAGCAGTAGCATTTATAAGTGCGTAGTACTGACGTGGGTTTAGGACTGCAACTCTACCTTGAGAGCTAACTCCTTTTTCGTCTAGTGCAGCAGCAGCATCATAGAATGCATTTACTAAATGTCCGGGATCGTATGCATCAGATGCAGCGGTTCCTGTAGAACCAACACGAATCTGTGTACCACCGGGCTCTTCCATACTTGTAGTAGAATCGTTTCCTTGAACTGGACTTGCCTTTCTAGCACCTTTAGCAATCGCACGGAAAATCCTGCGATCATAATGTTCTGCTAGAGCATATCCAATCTTCTTAGAAATCTCTCCTCTCAATTCGTAGTGAGCAAGAGTCTCATCTAGGTCATACACAAATGCAGAGCTGATTAGTAGATCATCCATGTTGATGGTCTTCTCAGCTACTGGAGGAGCCTTGTCACTATTACCAAGAATTGGTGTTCCCGGTGTGTGATAGGCAGCGGTCATGCGACCTGTATATATGAACTGCAATGATTTGCCGTTCTTTAATGTACGCTTCATGACTAAATCACGAGCGATTGTATTATGTTGGAAGCCTTTAAACATCTCTCCACTGAATAACTTCAGATAAAGAGCGTACTTATCGTTAGCTCCATCATAACCTGTGCCTGTAGATAGATTACTTCTACCTATAGCAACTTGATTAGCATTAGCCATTTTATTTGTTAAAAATTAAAGGTATATTTACTTGTCTCTTTACGTAAAAAGTTGTGAGTCTTACTTGGACTCATTTGATATGTGGTCTATCCCACCGTCTAGACGGCTGATTGGTATCCTCCTTGGAGGGCAAAAAGCCAAAGTGAAAGGGAGTCCGACTCTGAGGTG